GCGCGTCCGTCACCCACTGGTGGTAGCGGTTCGTGGCCTTTTTCCGCTTCAGGTTCGTGAACGCCCACGTGTCCATCGGCGAGATGTTGTAGACGATATCCTCGACGTCCTCGGCCATCGTGGACAGGTCGAAAGTCTTAGTCGCTGCTTCAGCCATGATTAACTCCTTGCGCGCATTTTCGCGATAAGCGCCGCCGCGGCATCTTCGACTCGGCCCGTCTTTTTGAGCCTATCGACCGCCTCGGTCGCTTTCGACCTCTGCGCAGATTGAATAGTGTTCGCCGCGCTCGTCTTGAGCGCAGGCTTTGGCGCCTCCGCGGCGCGTTTAGCAATGGCAGGCTTCGCGGCTTGCAGTTCCCGGTATTTCTTGGCGTCCGAAAACGCCGCAACAACCTCCGGGTCGTACAGCGCCGCTCGGCCTTCCGGCGTCAGGTCGCGCTGTCCGATATATTCCGCGAGCGCCTTGCGGGCGCTGTCATTCGCCAGGTCAGGCGCGATCCGCGTCAGCATGGCGACCCCGCGCTCAACCTGCTGCTGTCGCAGCGCGGCCTCGGCTTGGGTCATCTTGCCTGCGGCGTCCTGCAATGCCCCTGCAATGCGGCTCTGCGCGTTTTGCAGGGTCATCATCCTAGCCAGCGCCTTTTGCGCGGCTACCGGGTCGCTGTCGCTGTACGCCTGCCAGTCGATCTGGCCCATGCGTTCGAGCTCCCGCGACACGCTGCGCGCATCCGCCAGTAGATCGGTGTGCTCGCGCGCGAATTTCGACAGTTGCGTCGCCTGTTCGCGCTCGGCCTCGATCGCCTTGCGGATTTCTGCGGCCTCCTGGAATTTCTTCGTCGTCCCGGCTTCCAGGTCTTTAACCTTGCGCTGGATGCGCTCGGCCTGTTCCTGCATCGCCTTCGGCAGCGCGAACTTCTCGCCTGCGACGTCGATCTCGATGGCCTCGCTTTCGTCCGCCGCGCCGTCTGCCGTAGCCTCGTCGGCCTGCTCGGGCGTGGTTTCGGTTTGCGACTCAGCCTCGGGCACTTCGGACTCGCTGGTGTCGTCCGTGGCCGGTTCGTCCGGCTTGACACCCCAGCGCGCTAGAAGCGCCTGCGCTGCGCCCTCTTGATCGTAGCCAGCGACTTCCGGCGTGGCCGGCGTGGTCGCGTTCGTGTTTTCCATGGAACCGCGTAAGAGTCACGCACCAATGAAAAAGGCCACCCGAAGGCGGCCTATCAGCGGCGGTGCGTTTACCGCAAATCAGATCGCGCGCAGAATCTCCCGCAGGCCCAGTCGCTTGCGCTCGGCCTCGAGTTTCGCCAGCTTGCCGTCGGCGATTGCGCGCTTGAAAAAGTCGTCGTACAGCTTGTGGACGTGCAGCAGGTAGCGCAGTTTCTCGCGCCCGTCCACGTCATCCATCGGGCTATTCGTCCACAAGTCGATGATGTGCGCGCGGATGTGCTCCCGCGCCTCGACCATCATCTCGTCCTGCCACAGCCGCTCGGCCTCTGCGGCCCGTCGCTGCGGGTCGGTCACTTCAGCGCATCCCGTGCAGCCCGCAGCCGCAGCAGTTCAACATTCGCGGCAATCGTCATGTCAGCCGCGGTCACGCCCGTTTCACTCAGGCTCAGGCTCAGGCTCAGGCGCATCAAGCGCCTGCTGCACTTTCACGGCCAGCGGCAGCGCCGCCTGCGCGACTTGCAGCCCGCCCGCCTTCACGGCGACATCCAGCAGGCCCATCAGCGCGCGGGCTTCGTCTTTTGTCAGTTCGAGCGTCATGTCAGTACGCCAGGATCACATCCGCACGCTCTTGCGTGATGAGGTTTTGCGACACGAGGTAGGCCAGCCCCTGCACGACGGTGTCCGAGTACAGCCGCACGGTGGGCGTGGCACGCACCTGCGTGAGGAAGCCTGCAACCAATTCATCGGTCGCGGCAGCGGCGGTGATCGCGGCGTTTTCCTCGGCGGTGAACCGCAGCACGAAGTCGGCGGAGAAGATCGTGCCGACGTTATAGGCATCGGCCCAGCTATTCAGCCACTCTTCAACGCGGGCTTGCAGATACGCCTCGGGCGTCGCCGCGTCGGGGAAATTCGAGCCGTGCTGCGCTTGGTCTGCGTCGACCGCTGCGAGTTGACGGGCGTCGGTGATGGTCACAGTGATCATGGGTCAGTCCTTTTGTTCAAGCGGCTAGACACAGCACGTTACTGAGCGTCGCGTCGCCTTTGTTGCGCGTGCGCTTATAAGCATCGACCACGATTTGCGGGTCAAGCATTGCGTTGCGCGGATCTTCGGGGACAAACTTCGATTCATCCCACTTCTCGCCCATGTAATATTGCAGGTTGGCATTGTGTGCGTAGCCGTACTGCGTCCAGCGCGTCGATCCCCAGATGACGACGCCGGCCTTTTTCACGCTTGCGGAGAAGTGTTGCAGGCATGAATCGACGCCGATGAACCCTTCGGCACCTTTGAGCATCTCATGTAGCACCGCCCACGGCTCAGGGCACTTGAGCGCCCCGGCGAATCCCGGTTCATTGGGCAACGTCGCATCGATGACTGTGACGTTGGGATACTCCGCGCGCAGGCGCGAGACGACTTGCTGCGCCAAGTACAGCGGGTAGTTCCGCAGGGGGTTGTGGCTGGCGTAGTGGTTATTCGGGCTCCAGCCGACCGGAGTCTGACCGCCGCTAAACTGCACCATCATGTACTTGCCGGTAACGCCGTTCTTTTCCAGCCACTCACGCGCCTGATCGGCCAGATGCGTGGTGTACAGCTTAGGCGTCATGCGCGGGTCGTAATCGACCCCGAAGAGTTCGCAGTAGGACTCGATCAGATGCTGGCGGCCGAGCGCAAAGTTGCTTTTGTACGGCTCGCAATAGTAGATGTTGTCCGACGCCATGATGCGCGGGTCGTTGAGCGGCAGCGACTGTTCGTACGCCATCTTGACGTCTGGGTTGTACGCAAAGCAGTCGATGTACGGCGTGTAAATCTGAATCCCCTGCCCCGCCTTTTTTGCAAGCTTGGGGATCAGCGCGGTGAACGCCGTGCACTTGCCGATGCCGCCTTCGATTACGTAGGTGTTGAGCATGGCTAGCTTCAGTTGAGCTTCGACTTGAGTTGCGCGAGTTCAGCGGACAGTTCCTGCACGGCCCGTACCAGCACTGGGATGAGCGCCCCAGGCGCAGCAGTGAGGATGCCGTTCTCGCGGGACTCGACCATTCGGACGGTTTTGGCACCGTGCGCCTCGATGGCGCTTTGAGCTTCCTGCGCGATGAAGCCCAGATAGGTTGCGCCGGGGTCTCCATGCACGCGCTCGGTGGAGTCATCGTGCCCTGGCACGCTCGGGTTGATGTCGCAGCGGCGCTTCCACTGGAAATTCACCGGGCGCAGATCGTTGATCAGCGCGAGACCGATCGTGCTCGGGTGGATGTTTTCTTTAAGACGTACATCGGACGATGCAGCCCATGAGGTGTCGGAACCGTCGAGGTCGAGTTCCGCGATGTTCGCGCCGCTGCCGATGGTGATCCGGTTGTCGGCGGTTGCGACGACGTTCACACCGATCGCGATTCGATTCGCCGCCGTCGCAGACCCGGAGTCCGAGCCTCGACCGATCATCGTGTTCCCGGAGCCGGTGGTGATCGTGTCGCCTGCGGTTTCGCCGAGAGCGACGTTGCACGAGCCCGTGGTGTTGGCGCAGAGCGCCTGAAACCCCATCGCGCTGTTGCAGCACCCCGTGGTGTTGCAGAGGAGCGCATTCACCCCCACCGCGCTGTTACTGCCGCCCGTGGTGTTGGCGTAGAGCGCCTGCAACCCAACCGCGCTGTTGTTGACGCCCGTGGTGTTGCAGAGGAGCGCATTCACCCCCATCGCGCTGTTCTGGCAACCCGTGGTGTTGCAGAGGAGCGCACTCACCCCCACCGCGCTGTTATCGCTACCCGTGGTGTTGGCGTAGAGCGCATCCACCCCCATCGCGCTGTTGTTGACGCCCGTGGTGTTGTTGCGGAGCGCACTCAACCCCATCGCGCTGTTGTTGCAACCCGTGGTGTTGTCGCGGAGCGCATTCCCCCCCATCGCGCTGTTGCAGCAGCCCGTGGTGTTGTTACGAAGCGCATCTACCCCCATCGCGCTGTTGAAGATACCCGTGGTGTTGCAGAGGAGCGCATTCACCCCCATCGCGCTGTTGCAGCAGCCCGTGGTGTTGTCGCGGAGCGCATTCCCCCCCATCGCGCTATTGTCGCCGCCCGTGGTGTTGGTGAAGAGCGCATTTACCCCCACCGCGCTGTTAACGCTCCCCGTGGTGTTGGCGCAGAGCGCACTCACCCCCATCGCGCTGTTGTTGCTGCCCGTGGTGTTACAGCGGAGCGCATCCCGCCCCACCGCGCTGTTGAAACACCCTGTGGTGTTGGACTGGAGCGCACCCACCCCTACCGCGCTGTTGTTGAAGCCCGTAGTGTTACAGAGGAGCGCCTGCACCCCCACCGCGATGTTGCAACAGCCCGTGGTGTTTGCAGACAGGGTGCCGGACCCAAGTACCGTATTGTTTGCACCTGTCCCAGCAACCACGGCGCTGCGCAGCATCGTCTGCACAGTCGTCTGCTCGGTCACGCCGCCCTGCACAACGGGGACAAGCTCGGCACCCGTGAGCGGAGTCGTTGCGACGGGGAGCTCGGATATTTTCTTGTTAGCCATTGCAGCACTCGCTAAGTTTAGGACTCAAGCAGGATCAGCCCGCCGTCTTCAGTGAGAAGTTGATCGCCCGTTTCAAGCTCTAGCACCTGCGCCGGCGTTTCGTTGCCGCCGAACGGGCCCTTAGCGCACCACGGACCGCGCCCCTTCCACGGACTGCGCGCTTTCCACGGTCCGCGGCGCAGGAACGTCATTTGCTGCCGATGACCCCGAAGCGCGACGCCACGCCCGAGCCCGCCGTGCGCGTGGCCCGCAGCGCACGCACCGGCGCGTCCAGAACGTCGGTCGACAGCGTGGTGGCGGTGGCGTTCGGCCACGGATACCACAGCCGCCCGTCTACGCTGTACTCCACGAGCACGCTGTCACCGTCCAGCGGCTGCACGTAGACGGTCGCCGGGTACAGCACGTTCAAGTCGGCCGTGACGGCGGTAGAGCCCGTCAGTTCGCCGTGAAATTCGTCACGCAGTCCCATCAATCGCTCCTGCCGGCCGCATCGCGGCCGCTTGCATGTTTGCCTGCGCCTGGATGCGCGCGATCTCAATTCTTGCCTGCGCTTCCAACTCGGCCTTGAAGCGCGCAAGCACCATGTCCTGCTCGGCCCGCATGCGCTCCAGGTCCATCTGCTGCTGCATACGCTGCTGCTCGAGCGCAAGCTCGGCCTGGCCCATCGCCTGCTCCTGCTGCAATTCGGCCTGCGCTTTTTGCGCTTCCAACTGGCCCTTTTGCTGCACCTCGACCATCCGCGGGTCCGGCGGCGGCGCCTGCTGCGGCTGCGGCTGCGGGACGCTCCAGAACAGATCGCCCGACTTGAAGCCAGCAAGGTTCGTGAGCTTGTCGAGCATCGCCTTGACTTTGCCCGGCTCGGTCAGCCCCAGCGGAATCGCCGGCCCGAGTGCGATCTGCAGCATGTTCATCAGGAACTGCTGCTGCTCCTGCCTGTTGCCGTTGCCCAGCCCGACGCTGATGCTCATGTCCGCGCGCTTCACCCACTGGCGCGGGTCGACCGACACGTATTGATTGCGCATCCGCACGATCTGCGGCTGGCGCGCGTGCTTGAGCGTGAGCGCGTGGATCAGCAGGAATAGCTCCTTGACGGCCTCCGCGAACTGCCGCGCGACCATCTCGAGCCGCGCCTGCGACGCGCCCATGATCTGCATGATGCCGGTCGCGGTCTGGTTCAGGCTGTTCGCATCCAGCCCCGTCGTGTACCGCGTAATACCCGTGCGCGTCTCCCGCACCGCGTCCATGTATTCGATCACCGGCAGGCCCGCGCCGGCCGTCTGCGGCGTCGTCAGCGGCATCATCGACGTGCCGGGATCGCCATCCACGCGCACCAGTCCGCCGGGGCGGCTCACCAGCATGTCGTCGAGATTCACCCGCGCCTGGTCGACGGCGAACCGCGGCGCTGCAGACAGATAGGTCGCGTCCAGCACGCCACGCTGCAACGCCGTTTTAATGTCCTGAATGTCGCCCGCGATGTCGTAGACCGACTGGCCGTAGTGCTGATGGGGCAGCGGGAACGGCGCGAACGCAGCGATCGGGATGCAATCCGCGTCCTCGTCCAGCAAGATCGTCTTGCCGACCACGACGATGTGGCGCAATTCCGCCTTGCCCCTTCCCGCGTAGTCGCAGCGCATCCAGCATTCGCGGACCCGGACGCGGCGCATGCTCGGGTCCGACTCGCCCGCGTCCTCCCGATCCCGCCACGGGTTATCGCGGTCGCGAATCTCGGCTTCGTAGTCGTTGCCCGACTCGCCACCGTCGCTCAGATCGTCGGAAACGTCAAAGCCTTCCAGCCGCAACTCGCTCAGCGTCTTGCGCTCGCGCCGCTGCACGAAGTCGGCGTGCGCAAGCGACACCTTGTCGTGCTGCGCGGACACGTAGATGCGCTCCGGCGCCACCACTTGGAACTTCACGCACCCGTACATCACCGACCTGCGCAGCGCCACCGCATGCACCGGCTGGCCGTAGCCGTCAACCGCCGGCAGGTGCTCGACAATCTCGACCTCGGCGTCCTGCGCCAACATCGCGAATTCGTCGTCCGTCAGCCCGGCGTACCGCTCGATAGTCGTGTCCTCCGACTCTTCCCAATGCGCGAACACGTAGCCGGTTTTGCTCACCAGCCCGTCGTGCAAAAAGTCGTGCAGGACCTGGAAGCCCGCGTTGCGCTCGAGCGCAATATGGTTGACGTACTCGGTTTCCTGCTCGGCCGCTTGGATGTCCTCCGAGCCGCGCGGGGCGAATTCGGCGACCTTTTCGCCCGACAGGAAGATGCGCAGGATGCTCGGCTTGATGCTCTCTACGATGTCGTAGACGTCGCGCGACACCACCTGCGAGCGGCCGTCCGGCGCCGGGTTTGTGTTGTCGCCGAGGTAGTACCGCAGGCTGCGGATGCGGTCCTCGGACACCTCGCCCGCCTGCTCGGCCAGCCGTTCCTGCGTCTCTATCGCAAGAACCAGGGCTGCGTTAGTCATTTTTGCCATCACGCGGCCCGCGCAAAGTCGCCGTAAGACGTTTCGGCCACCGTAATGTAAGCCTTATGCGCCGCCTCCGGCGTTTTAAAAGTGCCGATGTATTTTGGCCGGTTATTTAGGCGAATCCACGCAGCATACCCGCTACCGTTCTTCTTGACTCCCTTTAAGCCAACGCGGTTATCTTTCCGCAGTTTAGCGTTGCGTTGATTTTCCGCCGCAGTGGCTTCCCGCAAATTGGCAAATCGGTTGTTCGCTCGATTGCCATCAATGTGATCGACTTCGTTTGCGGGCCACCTGCCCCGCATTACCAAAAACGCAACACGGTGCGCCATAACTTGCCGCCCAAACACCCGGACTCGAACGTAACCGCTTTTAGTAACCGTGCCGGCGACAGACCCCTTAACGCCGCTGGCGCGAGTCACTTTGCGCGTGAACAGGCCGGTTTCTGGGTCGTAATCAAACAGACGCGCAACGATCTCCCGCGCCTCAGCCGCTGGCACTCGGTCTTTGGCTTTCCGAGCATCGTCGCTAGGCAAACTCATACGATTCCTGCGTTGGAATACTTCAGCGGCGCGGCCTTGCCGCCACCATCACGAGACGCCACCGCGGCATAGCGGAATGCGTCCGCGCCGTGGCTGTACTCGTCGTGCAGCGGGTTGCGCTTGAACCCGCCGCGAATGTCATCCTTGTCCCACCGGTAGCGCCGCAGGCACTGCAGCCCATCGGCGCACCGCACCTCATCGAACCAGCAGCGGTTGAACATCTCGCGCGCTGCGTTGATGCCGTCCAGCACCGAAATCTGCGGCACGATCCGCACATTGAAACCCGCGGCCCGCGTGATGTCCTCGATGGACTTGCCAGTGCCTAGCTGCTTGGCCTGCGCGTCGTGCGGCAGCCAGATCGTCCGCAGCACGTAGCCGCGCGACTGCATGTCCGCCATGTACGACGACCACGGCCGCAGATGGCCCTGCATGTAGTCGATCAGCCGGAACTGCTGCCCGACCCACTGACCGAACCATGCCGACGTGTAGTCCGCCCATCCCAGGTCAAAATAGACTTCGACCGGCTTGGTCTTGTCGACCGGCACCTTGCCGATGCGCTCCTCCTCGGTCGCGCGCCGGATCTCGGTTGCGTAGATCGCACCCTCGAGCGTCTGCCGGCAGTTGCCTTCCCAGACCGTCAGGTAGGCGTCGGGGTCCGTTTCCTTCAGGTGCCGGCGCTCGGCGTCAAGCACGTCCGGGAACCACGGGTTGTCGTCCCAGTTGACCTTTGCGACAACCGCGCCGGGCGGCGGCGACAGCACAAAGCGCCGCCAGGATTCATCCGTGTCTAGCTCGGGGTTGAACGACGCCCAAATCTCGGAGCCGGCCTTGCGGATCGTAGGCACCAAGGTGTCCCACGATTCCTTGCTGACCGTCTGCGCTTCCTCCACCCAGCAGATATCCGCGCCTTCGTAGGACTTGATCGACGCGACGTTGTGCCGCAGGCCCTCGAATCCGAAACTCGTGCCGTTGCGGCCGAGAATGCGCGTGCGCTGGATTTCGTAGCGGTCCGCCAAGCCAAGCTGCCCGATCTGGTCGCTCAGCAGCGCGTGCACCGAATCCTGAATGCTGTTCTGGAACTCACGTGCGCACAGGATGCGCAGCGGCTTCTGCGCGCCGAGGATCAGCAGCGCGCGGGCGAATGACCACGACTTCGCCGAGCCGCGGCCCCCGTATGCGACCTTGTACCGCGCCGGCTGAAACAGGAACCGCAGCTTATTCGGGAACTCGGCTTGCAACGGCATCCCGGAACACGACTTCCATCACCGACTCGACCGGGCCGCCGTCCGGGCCGCTGACGTAGTTCTCAAGTGGCACGAGTTTCGGGTAGATGCTCGACCAGAACGCTGCTTCGTTCTTCGGCGACTCGCGCGCCCATTCGACCAGCCGGTCTACGCCGCCCAAGTCCTGCGCCGCCTGCGCGATGACTTCCTTGGCTGCGCGGCCCACCTTGTTGACGCTGCCCTTCGGCCTGCCGGGACCGGGCTTGCCCTGCCCGACTCGTTTTTCCTCGGTTTCATTAACCGGTTCCATATCTGGACTTCCCTCGCGGGTGTGGTCCGCAAAAAAAACGCCGCACAAGGCGGCGTTAACCATCGTTTGGGAGGAGGCTAGATGAACGCTGCGGAGGGTCCGCCGCCTTCGGATTTGAATCCTACAGCGT